TCAATGCGGATTCTTTCAACTTCATTCGCGCCATTCATCGCAATTTGTATGCCATCATCTGACATTTGTTTGCGATATTCAAACTCTAGGGCTTGCTCTTTCTGCAATCCGCCGGCTTTAATACGAGCTTCTATGTCAGCTTTATTTTTTGCCGCTTGCTCAGATTTAGCGTTAGCTTCATCATTTTTAGCCATCATCTCTGCGGCTAACTTATTGTAGTCCTCAAGAGTTTCTTTTAATCTTTTTAATCTTAGCTGTCTAAATTGTGAATTAGCATTTGGGCTTTCTTTGCTAAAGTATTCAATATCTTTTGCTAGCTTAGCTAACTTTTCTGTATCTGTTTCATCTCTACCAATGTCAAGCGCGGCATCCCAAAATTCACTAAATGCTTTTTTAACGCTTGATAATGTTTTCTCAATTAAACCTAAATTTCTTTCCTGACCTTTAAGCGCGTCAGTTAGCAAGTCAGCAGTATATTTAGCGGCTTCTTGTAATTTACCTTGTTGTTGCAATTGCTCAATATATCTATATTGAGTTGCATTTAAAAAGTTGTATTGGTCGTTTAATTTCTTAGCTGAAGCGGCAGTACCGTCAAAAGCACCCATTAAATCTTTTGTTATAACATCGGCTGATTCGCCTGATAACTTAGCAACCATAGCAATAGCTTGCGCTACTGATACCATGGTTTCTTGCGTAAACTTACCTGATGCAACCAATCCTGAAAAGATTGTTCTTGCATTTCCAATGCTTGTGCTTAAATCCGTGCTTAATGACTTTGTAAGTAATTCAAACTTATTATTAACAATGCCGGCTATATTACCGGTCAAGATTAAATCATCACGCAATCTTTGTGATTCTGACATGCCCTTAAAAAAGGCAAAACCTAATGTTCCGACTATCGCGGCAACGCCACCAATAGCTATTCTTAATGGAGTTAAAACGCTTGCAAATGCTTTAAATACATTAGTTACACCGCCAAATTGGTCGCGTAATTGACCGCCCTGTTGAATAAGAACTAATAATGGATTTTGACCGCCGGCAAGACCGGTAACGATGTCAGTTGTTTGATAACTAAGTGCGGCTAACTGTTGAGGGCTTAATTTATCGCCTTGAGCGCCTAGCATGCCTGTTGATTGTGCTTTTTGCGCTTTACCTGCTGACATGGCAACTTGGTCATAAGCCTTTGCCGCCGCCATCAACTGCTCTTTTAATTCTTTAGTAGCAAAAGCATAACGACCTGTTGTAGTCGCCTTTTGTATTTCTTCTGTCTTAGTTAGAGATTTATTATAAGTATCTGTGGCGTATTTAAGCGCCATAATCTCTTTTGCCGCCGCATTGCTATCTGATTTAATGGCTGATGATAGCTTTTTGTTTTCTTTGACTGCCTGTTCAATACCGGCGGTAAACTCCGCCATATCAAGACCAAGAACAACGCCTAAACGAGCAATATTTGTACTAGCCATTATTTAATTCCTCTTTTGCGTAATTTTTTGGCGTATTCAGGTATCAAAAAAGATAGTTCATATTTTAACGCATCAGTAATGGTTTTTATATTACTTTCTAAGCCTTGACGCAAAAAAGGATTAGCTGACATTTTTGATGTGCCAAATTCGTTAGCTAAAGATACTGCTGACTTTTTTACTGACAAAACGCCAATAACCGCATCAGTTTCACTAACATATTCTGACATTTTATCTTTTTCATTAGGGATTCTTCCGTCAATCCTTAATGTTTCCTTCATGTGAATACCTGATTCATTTGGCGGTCCTAAATGAGCCAATCCAAAAGAAGTATTGTATGCAGGAACTAAAGCGCTTTTTACGGCTTTCGTAAGAGTATTTCTAGCAACTAAATCAGAACGGTAACCGCGAGCTAATTCAGTAAGCTGTTGCTCAAACTCTGAAAAACCCTGCACATCAAACTTTACTTTATCCACCATGATTTATTGACGCTATCTTCTTAGGCACTTTAGGGGCTGTCTTAACAAATGCTAACAAATTATTCATGGCTTGTGCGGCTTTTTCTTCTTCAGTTAAAGGCGGCACAATGTATTCGTGGGTTAATGGCAGAATATCTTCCATTTTGTATGGTTTTGCGTTCTGCCTTAACTTTGAGTTTAAGTTTCCGGTGGTCAAAGCACTAAGGGCAAGTAAAGTTGACTTGTTCCCAATAAGACCATCGTTAAGCATAATCTCAATGTTTCTCATATCGTCTGAAGGTATATTATCGGGACATCCGCCATGCGCCCAAACATAAGCCCTAGCTTGCTGACGGACATCCCTAACTAGTTTTTTCTAGCATCCTTATATCCGGGTTGAATTGCTTCTGTAATCTTCTCAATAAGTTCCAATTGAATCTGCAACGGGAACTCTTGCTCAATTTCCTCGTAAGTCAACTCTGCAAGGTCGCCATTCTCAGGAACTAGCAATTTAATGTATTCAGTAATCTTTCTTTCCATCTGAAGGACAGAAACAACGGTTTCTTTAGTAGATGAGCCATTTACAATAACATCATCTTTTGTGACTTCTACGCCTTCAATGGGTTCTTTGGTCAAAGCGTCTGTCATCTTCTTTAGACGCTCTTTTACAATCTTTTCGTCAATCTGAATAATACGAGCAAACATCTCATCTAGCTCGCTAGTCAACGGTACTTTTACTTTAAATGTATGCCCGCCAAGTTCAAATGTCTTTGTGCGTAATGCACCATTTAAGTTAAATGCGCTTGCTAATCTTGTCATATCGTTTCACCTTTTATTAGTTTCTTGTATATCGAAGTATTCAACCTGTCCACATATTCAACTATCTGTTCAGGGGGAATCTTGTCAGCATGCAATTTAGCTATCTCATAAGCGAGATAAATGCCTGTAATTCTTTGCTGTGAGAATCCAAACCAATTTTTGCTACCGCTATTGGATTGGCTAATAATGTATGTGAGTAACTCGTCTGAGCCGTTTAATTTTGTCATATATTGTAAAAAAGCCCCCGAAGGGGCTTTCCTTATTAAGAATCGTTAGACCAACCGTAGCTGTTACCGCCAACAGGGTGAACCACGAATGTGAATTTACCTTCTGCTGATGGTGACATATCCCATTGCAAGCCACCAATGCGAGCATTGAAAGCGTAAGCAACAGTATCGCTACCGTCATAAACTGCGATTACATAAGTACGGATTGTCGTACCGTTGTAACCGTCAGCACGGATTTGCAACATTGCAGGGTCAGCAGGATTCCAAGCTGAAGTAATTGTCAAAGAAGTTACTTGGTTTTGAGTAGTAATCTTTGCACCTGTACGAGCGCCGGCTACAGCATAAGTAGCAGAAGCATCGTCAGCACCGAAAGCAGGAATAGATTCAACAGGAACTAACATACCTGCTGTACCTGTACCGCCTGCGGCTGTACCGATAATGTCAGCAACTTGACCTGTCCAAGTTGACAATTGTGAATCAGTTAGTGGAGTTGGGTTTACATCGTCTTGCATCCAAAGGGTTGCTACATAACCCGGTAAGACTTTATTAATTAGCGCCATTTTTAAATTCCTTAGTTAAAAAGTTAATCAATCTTATCTTATGCGGGGATGTCCAAAGTGCAATCCATAATCACTTGGGCTAACCCTAGGGTATTGTCATAAGTATTGTACAACCAATTTACATCAGCTTTGGCTATAAAGAAACCTGTTGTGGCGGGATTGCCAAACATTCCTGAATATCCATGTAGTGATTGTAATATGGTATTTGAAATAGTCAAAGCATCTATATCTTGCTGTGCAAAGACTGAAATTTGGAATATAGGTCTATCAATACCTTTGTTGCCTTGTTGTTGACCTGTATATACCGGCTGATGCACATTTCGTAACTGCCAAGTAATAAACTTAGGTACGGTACTCTTAAAATTACGATTAAACAGGTTAAATACAGGAACAGGAGAAACAATATTGGAAAGCTGATATTGAATAGCTTCTGCGTAATTAACGGGATTAAGTTGTGTTGTCATACCGGTACGCTTGGGTCATTTCTATAACATAACAAAGTAATCTTCATTAGGTCATTGGATTCATAAACGGCAGTAATTCGCCAATCATTGCCACGATAGGTAATTGAATAGGAATTTTGATTATCAACAACAGTTCGCATGTTTGGCGTGTAATTAAACTCTAAATTAACCAAATCAGAGTAAATACGGAACTTATCGCTAATTTGTACGGAATTATGTACATCTTTCACTCTAGCCCTTGTATCAAACCACTTTGTAATAGTCGTAGTTTGACTTCCAACAGTATTAACACCATTAGTAACGGTATTTATTGAAACAGGCGAAAAGCGAGCAATAGCCATTACATCACCAAAGGTTTATATGGTCGAAGTAATTGCTGTACCCCAAAAGGAATATCTCTTAGTTTCTCAGCGCTAGTATTACTACGATTGTTATAGAAATGTGTGAGCAATAACAAACCTGCTTGCTGAATGTTTAAATAATTAGCCAATGGACTGCGGGCAATTGTGTATAAAACCACAATTGGGTTTGCAATCTGCGTACTTACGCTTGACGGAAAGGAATTGATAAGAATTTGATTTCCTGTTGGGTCATACTGATAAGTGCTTGGCGACAAAACCTGAATAACACTAGGAACATTGCCATCATAGAATGTAACTGAATTTATTGTTACACTTGCTTGCCCGCTTTGTTGCTGAGTTACTTCAGGCAAATCAAGAGCGCAAACAGTACCTGTCACGCCCGGATTGCCATAGTAAACACGGTATTGAGTTGGGAATATTGCCATTCCCAAATAGTCCTCAATAGCCATACGAGTAGCCAACTCTAAATCATAGATGTAATTATCTTGACTATCATCATCAATCAAGTTTAATTGTTGCTTGATTTGTTCTTCACTAAGCCAAGAAGTCACAAAGTCGCGACTTACCTGTTCAACCTTTTCATAGTTAAACGGATTACGACTTTGTGTTAGGTTAGGCGCAATACTTAAGTAATCGCTTGCCATGATTTACCTTTAATTAAACACCAACTAAACGAACACCCGCAAATACATCACGAATTGTTGAACATACACGCTTTTCAGCGAAGAATGTAATAAAGCCCGGAGCAACTTGGTCTAAACGCTGTATGCTCATTTGCTCATTGTCGGCGATAGTAAAGAATCTGTCCCACTCAGCCAAGTAAACAGCATATTTGCCTGCGCCAACCACATCCATAAAGCTGTTAGGAATAACGCGGTGACCAAAAATGTAAAGAACTGCGCCACCGTCATCGTCACCAACTTCAAGGAAGTTATTTGATGATGATGAAGCCTTTAGCTTACGCAATGCGGCAATAGTAGCAGGGTGCATCATCCACGCAGTTGTTTCTTTATACAAATACTGTGGTGGCAACGCGGCTTGTAAGTTAGCCAAATCATCATAAGACAATGCAGAAGCGGCTTGGTCAACTTCTAATACAGTATGAATACCATTAGTGATAGCAGAGCCACTTGTGCCAAATGCGGCGGCTGATGTAGAGCCGGGGTAGCTATTTAAACCACGCAAACCACTTGTAGCACCAAAGTTTACAGTAGTAGAACCTGATTGGTCATCGTTGAACATCATTGACAACGCTTCTTGCTGTGAAAATTCGCCAACTAGGTCCATGGCAATAGTTTCGTCAAGATAGTTAATATCTTCTAATGCGGCTGTACGAACAGGAACTGATGCGTTCAATGCGCGCACAGGCAACTGCCAAAATGATGTTGCAATATTAGGCGAACCTGTATTTGCATTGATTGGGTAGCCCCATGGGTTATTGCTACCGTTTTGAATCAAGGTAGCGTTACCTGTTTTAACAACAAACGCTTCATCTGAACCGATTGTTTGAATAATTCTTGAGCCATCGCGTAGCGGGTTTAATAAACGCTTCGCCGCGAAAGCATCGTCATAGATTACACGACCACCAACACCTGAACCTGAACCTGTTAGGGCTGATGCTTCTTTTAAATTAACTGTTGCCTTACCTTCAACGAAGGCAGTCTTAACGGCTTCTAGGATTAGATTGGTTTTCATGTTTATTCCGTATTAATTAATGAAAAGGCGGGGGATTTCTCCCCCGTACCTTAATTAAGCGCCTGTTGCTGTAGAACGGTAACGAACTAAAGCAAATGGGTCAACAACAGAAGTTGCCAAACGCTTCTCGCCGAAGAATGTAATAAATCCTGGCAATGTTTGGTCGTAGCGGCGTAGAACCATATTCAATCTGTCAACGATGGCATGCGCGCGAGCGAAATCACCGAAGTACATAGGATATTGGCTGTTTGTGCCTGCTGAACCGCCTGCGGCTGTTGGGTTTTCCAAATACTTGTTCACAACAACATCAAAGCCTAACAATGTACCAACGATGCCGTCATCGCGTGACAAGCCATCGATGTAGATTGGGCGACCATTGTCATCTACCAAACCACGAATTGCTGAAAGCATTAGAGGGTTGATGATGAACTTAGCTGTCGGTGTCCAATACTGCTGTGGCAACGCATAGATAAAGTTTACGATGTCAGCATAAGTAACATTGTTTGCTGTACCAAAACCGTTTGTTGTTAATTGGTCATAAGTAGCTACTGAATGTAAACCTGATGAAGAACCTGTACCTGATGAACCAAAAGCTGATTCAGATGTTGTACCACCTGTGTAGCTTGAGTTAGCACCCGGATACTGATTCAAACCACGCAAACCGTTTGAACCGCCGTATGGCAAGCTAGTAGAACCTTGGTCGTTGTTTTGAATCATTGATAGAGCTTCAGCTTGTGAGAACTCAGCAAGCATGTCGCTAACTACATTTGATTCCAAGCCATCGATGTCATCCAAAGCGGCTGTACGGATTGGGAACTGCACATTCAAATCTTGCAATGTCAATTGCCAAATGTTTGTAGATTCAGTAGTTGCATCACCGTTGTTTTGGATTGCATAGCCCCATGCCGCACCTGCGTTACCTGTCTTAGCACGGAACTGATATGTAGAACCTGATGTAGCAACAGAACGAGATACACCGCGCATTGGGTTAGCCAAACGCATAGCAACGAATACAGGGTCATAAGCTGTACGACCACCAATGCCTGCGCCTGAACCTGTCAATGTTGATGCTTCTTTTAAGAAAGCGTCATATTGACCTTCATCAGCAAACATCTTGATTTCTTTTTGCATGCGACCTTCGCCTTTAGCAAAATCAGCCAACTGTTCTTTAACAGAACGGTTTACTTCTTCGCTAATAGACTTGTAAGTCTTGATAGTTGCAGGAGCTTGAAGTGCAGATAGTTTAGCTTCGATAGTTGCTAGTTTCTCAGCAACTTCGTTCTTAACAGCTTCAACAGAAGCAACAGCTTCAGCTTTAACTTCTTCAATCTTAGTTGCTTGTTTAGCTTCAATAGCGTCAAGCATTTCGATTACTTTTTCTGACATGATTAATCCTTTTTAATACGATTAGATAATGCTTTCAACAATTCTCTTTCCTTTAGGGCTTCGAGAAGTGCATCAGCTTCGGTTACCACCGCATCAGAATCACTCTTTTGTGGGGTTTCTTCAAGCGGTTTAGTAGCATCACGCTGTTCTAACACCTTCTTGAAAATACTAGACGCGGTGGTCGCATCTTTTTTAGTAACGCCTGCTTCACGCAATTGTTTTTCTAAAACTCTAGGATTTAATGAACCATTTTCATCAAAGCAAGATTCTAATTTCATAACTTCTGCTTGAGGATTGTTTGGATACATAACAACTGATACTTCACGCAAACCACCTTTAGTAATTTGGAAGTATGATTCATCGTCAGGTTCATCCATCTTGTTGCCTTCAGCGTCAACATAGCATGCTTCATCAGCATACGCGCCAACAGAAACACCACCAAACATATTTGGTGATTCTTTAAGAATAGAATATAAGTCTGAACCGCCGACTGTGTTCATGTACAGTCTGCCTTTGGCTGACATACCTTTTTCGTCAAATGTGAACTCATCCCATTGACCCATTGGCATGCCCATATCGTTATGATTTAGGAACATTGGTAACGGCTTGCCCGTTTCCATAAATTCTTCAGCCCATTGAGCAAAACCTTCAGGCTGATAATTGAAACGGCGACCATCAGCGCCTTCTCTTGCGCCCCAAGTAGTAACTCTAGCTTCGATTAATCCGCTAGGACTTGCTGATTCGTCAGCATCTCTACCTAGTTGTACTTGTGCTTCGCAAATGAATTGTAGATTCTTCATTGATTACCCCATTGTGGATTGCTTGATTATCGTCTGTTATCTTATGGGTATCAACACGCTTTTTTGGTAGTGTAACACTAGGCTTC